CCTGATTTTATCTTGTCTATTTTCTTATTAGTATCATCCTTCACAACCTCAGTCTTAACTGGTTCTGTATTGAAGGTTTCATCGAGGTTCTCATACTTATCAGTCATTAATCAACCTCAAAAAATACTACCATCAAAACCAAAATCATCACCAACCTCAATAAAGTTGGCATCACTGGCTGTGATGGTTTTAATACCAGATCCAAGAACGTGTTCCTTAACTTCCGTTCCGTCCTGACCTCTCTTGACTGTTAGTTTGTTACCACTAACCTTCTCAATATACATCTCTTCCTTATTAACATCGATGTATGTTGCTGCTGACAGTGAAGAAGCATCAGCCACCTCAATAATCTTAGTGGTGAGGTCTAGATCTTGAGCAAGAGTGGTGACGACACTGTCATCATAATCCTGAATAGCTCTTGGTGTAACTCTGTATGTGAGGTCCCTCTCTGGATTTCTGAGACCTGGACCAGCGGATCCAGCAACGTAGCCAACAGTAACCTTTCTGATAATATCACCTGATACATCTGTCAATGGTCCGAACAGGAATGTTTTAGCTGTAAATGTAAGAGTATATACAAGAGCTCTTCTTGTCTCGAAGTTACCCTCATAGTCATCTTCCATTGAGATTCCCTCAAGTTGAATAGGAATATCTCTCTTCTCTTTAAAGTCACCAAGGAAGTTGATGGGAAGATTGTATGATGGTTGGAAGTAGGGTAGAATCTGTTCTGTAATCTGCAACATGTCATCATTCAGTTTTGTCATGATGGACAACTGAATGGTCATGTTATATGGAACAGGAACAAAACCTTTTTTGACTTCACTACCTGAAGTGTTCTTGACTACAAACTGCTGTGTTTGGGTTGATTTCCTTGTAGGATCATACTGAAGATCTGTGAACTCAAATGACATCCTTGGTAGGGACATTTGAGTTGATTTGTTCAGATTGGCCTGTTGTTCTATTCTGGCAAGGAACTTCTGAGTCGGACCATATGACAATGGAACTTTAAGGGTACTGATTTGATTATCAGATTCATTCTTATGTTGGATTTCGATTCCATTAAACATTGATCCAAATCCGATAATTACGGATCTGAAGATTTCATTATAGAAATACTCAAACATCAGTCTAGTGTTTATTTGCTACTATTTAGATTAAGGCATCCCAAAGGGGTTCTCAGAACTGAAATCAATGATCTGATCGGCCTCAAACTCAATATTATCGTTATCTGCAAATGTATCAACTACATCATCCTCATTCACAACCCTGAGACTATATGAAGCTCCAGACTCAGATCCAACAATCCTTTCACCAACTATAAAGTCACCGGTAATAATAGAGACCTGTAGACTATTTGTTGTGGAGTTCCAACTCTTGACTCTGGCTTGAGTTGTAGATGTAGAACCTGTGACTAATTCGTTGAATATAAAACTACCTGATCCATTACCACCAGATGCTGTAGTTGGTGTATCAATAGTAACTACAGCAGTTGATGTAGTTGCGAATCCAACACCACCGGAGGAGAGGGCTACACTAACAACGACACCAGCACCATTAATGAATCCAATACCGAACGCTGTCTGTACCCCAGCTATATTGGTCTGTGCGATACTTACTGATGGATTTGTGACATATCCACTACCACCATCCGAAACTGTGACAGAGAGGACTGAACCAGTAGTTGAAATACCTGTGGTAGCAGCCGCACCTGAACCACAACCGGAATTTACGATGTATACCTTATTGACTTTACCATCTTTTTCACCACCACAACCGATAAAATCTCTTGTGATGGAAGCAATACCAACTGTTGTAGTACCACCGTTTGGAGCGGAACTGAAACCTATGACTGGTTCTTTACTGTAACCACTACCCATATTAGTGATTGTGATTGAGTTTACAGAACCACTAGCACAAACTGCGGCTGTAGCTGTAGCTGTAACAGCTGATCCAACCATAGTCAAGGTTTGTGTATAACCTGTACTTATATCTTGAATTTCGTCATCAACATCTTCTACACCAGTATCGATAACCTCATCTTCATATCTGAAGAGTTCACAGTTCAATTGATAGACGTAGTTCTTTTCTAGTTGGTAGAAGGGTTGTTCGTGTTCAACATATTTAATTTCAAATAACTTCTCACCAAGTGGAAACCAAATAAGATCACCTTCTCTAGGTCTATGTGTGACACCTTTCATATTTGGGATGTCTTTCATGAAAGGTGAGATGTAATTCTCAAATCTTTCTTTTGAGATGACCAATGTCAAATCATCCTTCTCTTGAATACCAAACTTAGAGAGAAGTGTTCCTTGACCACCAAATCCCTCATAACTGTCAACATAAGCTTCAAGTGGGTAAGCATTCTCAAATTTCGATTCGATAACCTCTTTGATTACCTTCTTTTCGGACGCATACTGTCTTGGGAGATAATATACCTCTACGCCATAAACTTTAAGTTGTTCGTTTATTAGGCTTTGTACTAGGTTCTGTTCGTTCTTAGAACCATTGAGAAAATATGGATTGAGCATAATCCTTATCCGATAAGATCAAGAGGTGGAATTTCATATGTACTCAACATCTTCTCTTCAATCTTATCAAGTTCCGCTTGAGCATCATCATAGAGTTGTCTTCCATTGAACTCAATACCACCAGGTAGTTTGACACCCTGAAACTTGATAAGATTCTGACCCCACTGTCTTTTGATCAGTGATGTCAAGTATCTCTTGAGGAAAGGGTCATTAAAGACACCAGGAGTATCACTGGGGTTAAGAACCTTATAACAATCAATAACCAAATAGTCACCAACGGTTAGATCATCAAAGGAAACATCAAGATACATTCTATCCTGTCTCTGATTGAACCTGATTGCCTTATGTGTATTCAACAGGAAGTTCAAAGTTTCAAGATAAGATCTTCCCATTGTATATGACAAGATATCAGTTGTTCCCATGTAGAACATGTCATTCAAGAACATTTGATACTTAAAACTAAACATGTTCCTAGAGTCAATACCCATCAGGGCATCCCATTGATAAACCTTATTGATTCCAATTACATCATTAGGAATTTGAATATAATTACTGTTCTCAAAATATGTAAATGTTGTCGCGGCTCCTACAATACTTGCTTCTGCAGAAGTTGATGCGATACCAACTGAACCTCTTCCACTAGGAGCTCCCGGAGGTACGGCTTTAGCTCTGTTCTTATCTGCTTCGGTTACTTCATATTTTAGGAATGTCTGAATTACCCCGTCAAAATGTCTTTGATGAAACAGTTGGATTGCATCATCCATCAAGTCCTGAACCTGTTCGTCAGCAACATTGATTTCAACTACAGGGGCACCCAACTGTCTCAGGCAGTAATCAATCAATTCTTGTCTAGAGGAGGGTTGCGCCATTTATATACTATAGCTTTTTATTATTTAGATACCTGATGAAATCCCAGCAATGACAGTGACATTACCCTCTGCCAATCTGTAAACAGTGGTTCCAGAACCCACAAGGAGATCCCAAACATATCTACCAGGTTTTAGATTCTTAGTATGTGTGCTACCCAAGGAAATTTTGAGTTCACCATCAAAGGCACTAGTGAAACCTACAGAAAACGTAGATGTGGCAACCATACTTGATCCGATGGATACCGACTTCGCCATCTGAGACGAACCGGTATAATCAGTAAA